ACGCACGGCCTCGGCGACGACTGCGCTGATCGTGCCCTGCTGTTCTTGGATGAACTTCGCAGCATCTCGACTGTCGATGGCCGAGACCTGGAAGTTAATGGTCTGATTCACTACCGGCCCGCCACCGGATCGCTGCACATTGCTCCGAGCTCCTACGATCTGATGAGGCGACTTGCGAGGGAACGGATTGATGCCGCCCATGTTGAGCGTGCCCATCGCCTGACTCTGCGGCGCTGGGATCAGCGTGCCGAACCCCATCGAGCCGGCCATCGTCTGCAGAAAGTCGGAGCCAGGGAACGCACCGAGCAGCGCCTTGAAGATCGCGTACTGCACGCCGAACTCGATCATGCGGTTCATCATCGAGTCGAGCATCTTTGTGAGGCTCACCTCTGCGCCTTGGAACGCACTCGTCAGCGAGCCGAGGAAATCCTTCGCGAACGACTGAGCGAACCCGTCGAGCTGTTCGCGGATCGTCTTGATCTTGTCCTCGATCGTCTCGATCTCATTCGAGATAGCCTCACCCGCTCCCATCGCTGAATTTGCTGCGGCTTGGAACGCTGCCACCGAGGACGTCTCGACGACTTCCATACCGCCCGACCAGATGTCGGCAATGTTGCCGGCGATGTCTCCCACGGTGCCGAGCGCCACCTTGAAGCTCTCCCATATCTGTCCGATGTTTTCGCCGATCTTCGTGATCTCGCCAGGTATCTTGTCCCAGTTGCCCGTGAAGAAGTGCGCGAGAATCATCGCCACCTCTTGCACGATCTGGCCGAGGTTCACGATGAGGTTGAAGGTGCGGATAATGCTCTGAGCGACGAGGCGCAGCACGTTCAGAAACAGGCTGCCCCACGCGCTGATGATGCCGGTGTTGTCTTTAATTTTCTGCTTGAGGTCGTCGAACTTCTCCGCGTTAGACTCCATCGTCCGCAGGAACGATCTGAACGCGGGCATGAGTGCGTTCGCTATGGCGTCGCGTAGATCCTTGAACTGAGCGATCAGCCTACGTGCGACGTTCGCAGCCGAGCCCTGAGTTCTGTCGAGATCGCCTACAGCCACGCCAGCCTTCTCAGTGATGAGAGCCAATGTGGCCGTCGCTTTTTCCTGCTGAGTGAGCATCTTCGCGTTGCTTTTCCCAGTCTGCGCGAACGCCTTCGCCTGGACGTCTGCCTCTTGGATTACGATGCCGAGGCGCTTCATCTGCTCGCGCTCACCTGTGAGCGCTGAGTTCACGCCCATCAGCACCTCCTCGGTCGGGATGTTGTTGAACGAGCTCAGATCGGCCGAGAGCTTAACGATGTCCTGAGCGAATCCCGCAGACGCCTTCTGGCTGAAGCCGAGACCCTGCGCTATAGCACCTGTCGTACTCACGAGGCCTTGAGCCTGGACGTTCGTCAGGCCCGCCTTATTCGCGAAGCCGTCGAGGAAGCTCTGCACCTGAGCCGCTGATTCCGGCCCGAACACCGTCGCGAATTTAGAGCCGGTTTCCTCGAGGGCCGACCCCAAGTCGAACACCTTCTTCACCCCGATCCCTATGCCGGTGAGCGCGGCGACCGTCATGCCGATCTTCGACGCGAACGCCTTCATCGCCTTGCCTGTCTTGCCGGCCTGTGCCCGGAGGCGCTTCAGTCGGTCGGTGCTCTTTTTCATCACGCGAGCGAAGCCGCTATCGCTCGCCGTGAGCTTGACCATGAGCTGCGACAGAATCATTTGCGAGCTCGCATGCGTTGCTCTACTCGAGCAGCCATCTCAGCTTGCTCGGCTTCGTCCGCTTTGACGCGAGCTCGAGCACACCATTCGGCGAACTCGCTCGAGCTCATGCGCTGCTGCAGCTCACGCACTGGCACCCCTAGGAGTTCGGCGAGGTCGAACCAAGCGGCACGCTCTCCTCGCTGCCTGTGTTTCCCTCGAGCGCCTCGACGTCGGTGTCGGTGATCCCTGAGAGAGAGCACGAGACCTCGAAGCAGCGGTTCAGTGCTGCGGCCGATTTACCGCCGAGATCGTGCGCTTCGGCCTGAGTGAATAGCCGCTCGCCGTTCTCGTCGATTGCGCTCATGCTAACGAGGCGAGCTCGGAGGTTTGTCATCTTGATGTCTCTCGTTTTCTTGTCGAGGCTTCCTTCCTCGAACGCGTCACGCTCGCGGCCAGTTAGTTCCCGGATCAGAACGGTCCCCTTCCACTCGGGCACCTCGACTTCTTTAGTCGTTAGATCATCTGCTGCCAGAATCGCTTCTTTCGTTAACGTCATGCTGCCGTCCTATCTGAAGGGGAGGGTGTTGGTGCTGCATTAGGTGCCTCTAGTCAGCGCTGAAGTCGGCGCGAACGTGGCGCTCGCCATCGCTTGATCGCCTACAGAGCCCGCGATCGGGTTGTACGATTCGAGCACGCACGAGCAGTTGTAGTTCGGATTGGTCGTGCTCGCGGACGCCGACGCGTCGGGGCGAATCGCTACCGGAAAAGCCGCCTGACTGATCGACAACAGCGGCCCGATTGTCTGATCTACTTTGCTCGTTGCGTAGTCTTGAAGGAACTCGACTGTGATGCTCGCGCCGAGCAATCCGGCCGCGTTAGACTGGAATGTGTCTCCCATAGCAGTGTCGTCTTGAAGCGCCTGAGAGGCATCTATGGTGCAAGAGCGAACGTGGTCGCTGAGGTCCACCGAGTTGATGGTGACGCTTGCGTTGTAAAGGACGAACGAGGCCATGCTAGTCTCCTATCTGCCGATGGCGAGAGAGATGGTAAAGTCGAAGCTGCCGCTGATCGTGAATGAGCAGCGCCAGTAAGTGTCTGCGACTGCGCCGGCCAGAGATTTGATCTCTGAACCGATCGCGCTGAACTGGGTGTGCGTGATTTGATTCTCGGGGCTCGAGAAGCCGCTCGAGTTGTCGGACTGAATCACGCAGTCGAGCGTGCCCGCGCTGTTGACTTCGTACACGTGCAGCGCCGAGTAGATCGTCTGCGTTGAGCTCGCAGCTCCGAGATTGTTCGCGGAGCTCGCTGCAGTGGCAGCGTAGGTAGCCGGCGCGACCAGCACTTCGCCGGTGTGCAGTTTTTCGTTCGTGCTCTCGCCGCTCAATCGGAACGAGAGCATCTCGCCGACTGTGCCGCCGGCAATTGGATTGTATTCGCTCGTGGTGAGCTTAGTGAACAAAGCGGCGGAACCGATCGACTGTTCTTGAGGCATCACGGTCACGACCGTGTCGCTAGTCCCTAGGGAACTAAACAACGCCGAATCGGTCGCGCTCTGCCAAAAACCCTCCCCTTCGAGAGCTACAGACGAAAGGCCCGCCGCAGAGCTCACAAAAGTGTCTCCGTAGACGGTGTCGTCCTGCATGCTCGAGCTCGCAGTCAAGCCGACAGCATTGAAGCTCGAGGCCAAACTGTAGCCCCCCCAAAACAGGCCGAGGTTGGTTTGTACGAATGTCGCCATTTAGCTCTCCAGATAGCTCACTTGGAAGTCTTTTGACACTTCGACGAGATCGGCCGACATCACGAAGTCCTCGAACGAGCCGTCGGGCCAACAGCCCTGCACGACGGGGGTCGTGGTGCTGTCCGCGTAGTACCCGATCGCGGCCTTGACTTGAGCAGCCACGGCTCGAGCGTTCTCTGGCGTGTCTGCCTGACAGCTAAAGCGGAACCTCGAGGTCACGCAGCCCGGATCACTTACCATCGCCAGAGGCGTCACTTCGGACAGCCTCTCAAATACGACCAGAGGCAGCGATGCGTCCGCTGGCCGGCGGATAGGATAGCAGCGCGTGCTGACGAGCGCTGTGAGGCCCGACGTCGCTTGTAGGCGGCTGTAAATGACATCCTCGATCTGGTCAGCCAAGGCGCTTGACCTTCGTCCGCACGGCGTCGCTCATCTTTTCCTTGATGACGCGAGTCGCTTGGTCACGCTTCTCGTCAAATGCAGGAATAAGAAACGGGCGCGGCTTCACGCGGCCAGTGCGCCCGCCGTCCTTTCGCACGCGGTCGACGGTGCCCTTCTCCATCATAATCCCATAGAACGCAGTCGAGCGTGATGCGGGGCCTTTACGCCACGAGACCGCGACCTCGGGGATGCCGAACTTCATCGGCATCTTCTTCGACACGATCGCCCGCTTGAGCGCCCCGCTTCTGCGAGGAGCTCGATCTCGTGCCGCGTTGCGGATAATGTTCGCGCCAGGAAACAAGCAGCCCTCGATGATCGACGGCCTGAGTCCCTTAGCGAGCTGCTTGAACTTACGCATCAGCTCCTCGTCGCCGTCGATTTTGATATTGATACCACCGCCCGCAATCTTCGCCATCAGTCGAGCACCCCCGTCCCTGTAGTGCACAGGAACTCGAGCCACCGATTCTGGAGGTCGACGTTCACGAGGGACACGATGTCGTAGATCGTGTCGCCGTTCTTGATGCGCCAGCGATCGCCGTCGCTCGCGTCCTTGATGATCGAGTCGTAGTGGCAGCGGATGCGTAGCGG